CGGTCAGTCAGGTGATTGGTATGATATTGCATTACATACTAAAACTTTAAATGGATATCAAAGTTCATCAATAGTAGTTAGTAAGTATATAACATTAGCATCTGCAGATGGATTTCCAACTACCGTAACTGGATTATTTCAAGTAGTACCGGGAGCTGGTTCAAATAATATTGTACGAATTTTTAATAACTCCGGCAGCACGGGAGTAGTTCAAATTGACCCTCCTACGACATTCAATGATATACTGACAATAACACCTAGATCGACTACTCCGACAGGTGTAGCAACAGGATCATTTATTGTATCAGGGTCAGGCGCTAATGTAAAACCATATTTCTTTAACGGAGCTACCTGGACAGCCCTATTCTAATTGAAAATCAATATATTTATATTAAATTAATAAAGGAACAGTTATGTCAGAAACAACAAAGTTTTCATCAGAAGAGTTAGAACAATTAGCTAACCTACGTAAAGCTTATGAAGCTAAAGTATTAGAGTTTGGTCAATTGGAATTAGAGATTATGTTAACAGAACAACATGTAACTAATTTACAAACGGCTAAGACTCAATTACAACAAGATTATAAAAATCTTCAAGAACAAGAACGTACGTTACTTCAAGAATTAAATTCCAAGTACGGTTCAGGTACTGTAGATGTAGCAACTGGAGAATTCATTCCGAATCCTGCACAATAATATAGTGTTTGGCAAGTTGCTTTGATATTTATATGAAACGTGTTAACAATAAATTAGGAGCAAACTAATGGCCGAAAAAATTATATCTCCCGGAGTATTTACGAATGAAGTAGATCAGTCGTATTTACCTGCGGGAGTTGCTGCAATTGGCGCTGCAATTATAGGACCTACTGTTAAAGGACCTGCTGGTATTCCTACTACTGTTACAAGCTATTCAGAGTTTGTGCAAAAGTTTGGTGGAGTATTTACTAGTGGATCTGGAGCAGTTGAAGGAAGTTACAAATATTTAACTAACTATGCCGCGCAAGAATATTTAAAGTATGCAGATACATTAACAGTGGTACGTATTTTAGCTGGAACTTATAGTCCTGCATCATCTTACGTTACTCAATCAATTGGATCTGGATATTCATTTAGATTAACTACCTTAGCTGATGGTGCTATATTAAATAGCGGTCAAACATCAGCAGCAAATACATTAGGCCGTGGACTTGCGGCGGATGAAGGCACTAATAACATTTTATTAAGTGGAAGTGCTAACAATATTCGTTGGGAAGTGTCTAACGTTAATAATGCAAAAGGTACTTTTACATTGTCAATTCGTCGTGGTGATGATACATCTCGTAGAAAAACAATCTTAGAACAATTTAATAACTTGACTTTAGATCCTAATTCACCTAATTTTATTACTAAAGTGATTGGCGATCAAGTTTATACCTTACGTGATAGTGGCGGAACTGATCCATTCCTTCAATTGTCTGGTTCATTCCCTAATAAGTCTAGTTATGTTCGTGTTGATTCTGTAAAATCTACATTGAATTATTTAGATACTAACGGAAATATACGTGTTAATGCTGCATCTGCATCTCTTCCAGCGGCTGTTTCGGGAACATTTGCTAACGGAAGTGATGGTACAGTTCAACATCCTCAATCATTCTTTGAAACAATTAGCAATACTAATACACAGGGATATAACTTAGCTACAAGTAATACTGGTAAAGATGCTTATATTGATGCAATTCGTTTGTTAAAGAACCAAGATGAGTATGACATTAACTTATTAGTATTACCAGGCCTAGTTGATAACTATACTAATCATGCTGTAGTGATATCAGAAGCGTTGAATATGGCTGAAGACCGTGGTGATTGCTTCTTAGTATATGATCCAGTAGAATATGGAGCTGCACTTTCAACTGCTGCAACCGCTGCCGGAACACGTGATAGTAACTATGCTGCCGTTTATTGGCCATGGGTTAAAATTCCAGATGCAGATCTAGGAAAGAATGTATGGGTTCCTGCTTCAACTTTGATTCCAGGTGTATATGCATTTAATGACCGAGTAGCTGCTCCATGGTTTGCACCAGCTGGTTTAAATCGTGGTGGTATTGATATTGCAATTCAAACAGAACGTAAATTGACTTTAGCTAATAGAGATACTTTATATGATGCATCAGTTAATCCAATTGCAACTTTCCCTAATAGCGGTGTTGTTGTATTTGGTCAAAAGACTTTGCAAAAGAAATCATCTGCATTGGATCGTGTAAATGTACGTCGTTTATTGATTGCTGCTAAGAAGTTTATTGCTTCTAGTACTAAGTATTTAGTATTTGAAAATAATACAGCTGCTACTAGAAACAGATTCTTAAGCATTGTTAATCCTTATTTTGATAACATCCAACAACGTCAAGGTTTGTATGCATTCAAAGTAGTAATGGATGAAACAACTAATACTCCTGATGTAATTGATAGAAATGAAATGAGAGGTCAAATATTCCTTCAACCTGCTAAAACGGCTGAATTTATTATTGTTGATTTCAATGTTCTACCAACAGGTGCAAGTTTCCCTGAATAGGATTTAGCGAAACAGAATATTTATAAGAAATAATAGGATAAGAAAATGGCAGAATTATTAGATCCAAGCGAAATATTTTATACCGCGTATGAGCCGAAAATGGCGAACCGCTTCATTATGTACATTGAAGGAATTCCTGCATACCTTATTAAGGCTGCAAGTCGTCCAAGTATTGACCAAGGTGAAGTGATTCTAGATCATATTAACGTAGAACGTAAGTTAAAAGGCAAAAGCCGTTGGCAAGATGTTACCGTAACATTATATGACCCAGTTGTTCCATCAGGAGCACAGGCGGTAATGGAATGGGTACGTTTGCACCACGAGTCTGTAACTGGACGTGATGGTTATAGTGACTTTTATAAAAAGAACATTACCTTCAATACTTTAGGACCAGTAGGTGATAAAGTTGAAGAATGGACTTTGATAGGAGCATTTATTTCATCTGCAACGTTCGGTGATATGGATTGGGCAACAGAAGATCCAGTTAACATTGAGTTGACGTTAAAATATGACTACGCGATCTTGCAGTTTTGATATCAATCATATTTGGAAGTTAGAATTAAAATCCTTATATTTATTAGAAATAATAAGTATAAGGATTTTTTTATGACCGAATTTACATGTACGGATTGCAATCGCGAATTTAATAGTTACAAGAGTTTGCAGAAAGGAAATCGCTGACCCATATATTTATATAAAATGAAAAAGATCGTTGATCCTATAGCACATTACGGCGACAAAATTAATGAAGCAATATCACTTGCTGCTATAATAGGTACTGGTGTAGCCGCTGTATTGTACGGTAAAAAACTTTATGATGCAGTAAAGGCACTTCGTAAAGAATTTCGAGATGATCCTGAAATAGAAGCCGCTACTGAAGATTTACTAAGTCAGGCGGAACGAGTTAAAGATACGGCTGAACGTAAAGCTAAGGAAAACCAGAAACGTCATACGAAAAAATAAATCATATATTTATATTAAATTAAGTTATATTAAAGGAAAATATGCCAACAGTTAACGACGAGTACAAGGGCGGACCATTGTCCGATGCTCAATTAAAAGCCATGGCGACAGCCAATTATCAAACCCAAACGCCTAGTGCACCGACATCAGGATATACAGGTCCTACGGAACTTATTGAATTACCTAGTAAGGGAGTATTATATCCGGACGGTCATCCATTGAAATCGGGTAAGATTGAAATGAAGTATATGACTGCTAAAGAAGAAGATATTCTTACTAACCAAAGTTATATCAAGCAAGGCGTAGTACTAGATAAATTATTTCAAGCACTTATTATAACGCCTGTCGATTATAATGACTTATTCTTAGGCGATAAAAATGCAATAATGGTTGCAGCAAGAGTATTAGGATATGGATCTAAATACGAAACTGATGTAATTTCTCCGGCCGGTAATAAACAACGTGTTGAAGTTGATTTGACACAGTTAAAGGACAAAGAAATTAATTGGGAATTGTTAACGCCTGGTAAAAACGAATTTGATTTT